AACGCATTATAATTGATATTTGTATCTACTTGAAAACTTGGCGTACATACATTTTGTATTGTATTTTCGTGTGTTTTTAACATTGAACCTTGAATCAAATTACTTGCTGGGTGAGACCTAACCATAGAATTAGGACTATACATTTCTGAATGTGCTGTATTAAACATTGATTTTGCTGTAATACAAGATTGACTATCATGAGACATATAGTTATATACAAAAGGTGCAGAACCATCGGTTATTTGTTTATCTGTTGCAGGTGAAAACCCTAACCATTGTGGATTATATGGATTTGACATTATTGATATTAAATATAATAATATCTTTAATATATTAAATATAATAATATCTTTAATATATTACATTATATTTTCTAAAGAAATAGGAACCCATTTCTTAAATTGTTTATTATATCTACACGACATTTTATATTCTCTATCTAAATAGACAAAATCTTCTTCATTTTCATCATCACTTTCTTCTAATAAATCTAAATTTTCATTTTCTTTAATATTTCTAAATAACTTATTCATAAATACACTGGTTTTATAATCAGGAATACATGCCACATCTACATACGTATTATTTTCTCTATACAAATGATATATATCTGTTTTAATATCTGGTTTTACCAAAAACACTTTATTCTTTTCTTGAATACATAGATCCAAATAATCAATATATGGCATTTGAAAACGTTGATTTCCATTTTGTTTTTTATAATTTCTAAATTGAATATATTTTATCTTGTATGGAAGTTTAGAAATTAAATCATTATTAATCTTATCAATAGAAGTGATAATTGGCAACCCAATGATTATATCATCTGGATGATTCGTTGGTTGTTGTTGAATTTCTCTTTTAAATATATTTTCAAAAAGACTTAATTTATGAGTAAAAGTAGAGAAAGATATATTTTTACCTTTATAAAAAATAATATCCTCTACTGCAAAAAAATTTACATTTTCATATTGAAAATATACACCATAAAATAATGTTCCGTTACTTAATGATGGATGTGTTGATAAGACCTTTTTCTCTACATCTTCACGATCTATAACATCTATTATCCATACACCATTTTTATTTATCCATAAAAATTTGGAAATACCTTCTGGTATCAATAAAACATGATTAGAAATCATTTTGTTATGAATAATTGTTTCATAACAAAACTCAAATTTAGGCAACAAACTTGCAGAAGACATTTAATAATATTTATCATAAATGTTTATATCATTTCATTTAATAAATGTCTAGTTAATACAGCTTCATCATCTTCTTCTTCAACCAATATTTTTTCGGTTTTTAATAAATTATTATTTTTTTCATTAGTTAATATTTCATATATCTTTTCATATTCTTGTTGAGGTTTTTTTACACAATCAATAATTTTTTCATTAGTTAATGATTTTTTTAATATTTCTAATAAATGATGAGATAATAAAATAATAAGTAGAGAAATCATGGATACCTTAAAAGCATACCAAAACATATACCTTATTAAGAATATAATGTATTATTAATAACGAATATTAGAATTAAATACAATAAAAAGATAAATAAGCAGAAATAAATACTTTTCTGGGGTTATAATTCCATCTTGATATATAATAAAATAATTTAAAAATACTATGAAATAAGAGATAAGAATGAAAAATTTGGGAATATTAATTATTGAAAAAACAGGAAATATTAAAACTCTCTGTATTAAAGAGTATAAAGAAGAAGAATTGTATAAAAAATGTGGATTTACAAAAGCAGACGATTTTATGAAACAAACAGAATGGACAAAGAAAGTAGAGAATATTTCTTATACCATTTCTGTTTTTGGAAAAACAAAAGGAAAAGCAAATTATGAAAATAAATATGAATTTCCACCACCTATTGATAAACATCTTTTCTTTGGAAGTTGTGCAATTGTATGTAAAAAAAATAAAGAATATTGTAGTATTTCTCTAGAATTATGGAAAAAAATATATGAAGCATTATTTGGTGGATTTGAAGATTTATCTAAAAATGCAAAAGAAGATGAAGAAGAACTAGATGAACTAGAGAATATACCCAAACACAAAAAAACAAAAAATGGCGGATATCTAAAAGATGGATTTGTTGTTGACTCTGAAGAAGAAACAAATGATAGTCTTACAAATTCAGAACAAGAAGAAGACGAATTGGAAGACGAAGATGAAGATGATGAAGAAATTATTGAAATTGTAAAGAAATCTAAACAAAAAAAAATAAAAAAAGAACAAGATAATAAAGTAGATGAAATAAATGTTGATATTTCAACTGAATTGGTTGAAGAACTATTTAGTGATGAAGAATAAATTAAATTCATTCAAATAAAATTGATTTAAATTTATTGTTATTAATTATATTTAATAACAATAATCATGACGGTCATTACCAATCCAGACGAATTTAGAGAAAAAATCTCACACAAAATAGATATTTTAATTAATAACATGAAATTAAGTAGAAATATTGAACGAGGTGTTTATAATTATGCTCTTAAAGAAGCCACCAACAAAAAATTAGTGAAAAAATGGGAAAATCAATTCTTTGTCCAATTATATCTTGACAGACTCAAAACTATCTACACTAATATTCAATACGAACCCTTTAAACAATCCATAATCAATGGCAAAATAAAAGCATCCTATTTGGCATACATGACTCATTATGAAATGAGACCTGATAAATGGAGCAAAATGATTGAAGAAAAAAATAAACGCGATAAATGTAAATATGAAACAGTCATTGAAGCATCCACTGATACTTTTATCTGTAGAAAATGTAGATCTAATCGTACGACATACACTGAAGTCCAAATTAGAGCCTCGGATGAGGGAATGACTATTTTTGTGTCTTGCATTGACTGTGGAAATAGATGGCGTTGTTAAAATATTTATATTATAATTTGTAATTATTTATAAAATTGAATTATTTATAAAATTGAATTATAAATAATTTCTTATTTTTTATTATAATTATTACAATAATGACTATTTGCAATCATGAAAATTGTAATAAAAGTGCAGGATATAATTATCCAAATACAAAAGCAAAATATTGTACTTTACATAAATTGGAAGGAATGGTAGATGTTGTACACAAAAAATGTCTTTATGAGGGATGTAAATTATACCCATCTTTTAATTTCTCAATGGAATCAATCCCTATATATTGTTTTGAACATAAACACGAAGGAATGGAACGTAAATATTATAAAAAATGTATTTATGAAAATTGTTATACAATTCCAATATATAATTATCTAGGTGAAAAAAAAGGAATTTATTGTAGTTTGCATAAATTGGATGGAATGATTAATGTAAAAGATAAAACATGTTTGACCCAAAGTTGTCCTATTGTTGTTATTAGAAAGAAATACGATGGTTATTGTTTTCGTTGTTGGATTTATTTACACCCAAACGAAAAAATAGCACGTAATTACAAAACAAAAGAAATTGCAGTAGTAGAATATGTAAAAACAAAGTATCCTGATTTTTCTTGGATATGTGATAAAATGATTCCAGATGGATGTTCAAAAAGGAGACCAGATTTATTATTGGATATGGGATATCAAATAATAATTATTGAAGTTGATGAAAACCAACACGTAGATTATGATACTTCATGTGAAAATAAAAGAATAATGGAAATATCAAGAGATATTGAACATAGACCAATTATATTTATCAGGTTTAATCCAGATGATTATAAATCAGGAAAAATAAATGTTACTTCATGTTGGGGAACAAATAAGAATTCATTATGTGTTGTAAAGAAAAATAAGAAAAATGAATGGAATAGTCGTTTGGAAGAATTATCAAGAAATATAGAATATTGGATAAATAATAAAACAGACAAAATGATTGAGACAATTAATTTATTTTATGATTTATAAAATATATTCTTTGTCATTTATATGATCCAAATCAATTAATATTTTTTTAACATTATTTTCTAATAAATGACAATACAAGTTACTAAAAGTTGAACCTGTTAATGTATGTGGATTATGACAACCAATATATGTATTATTGATTATTTTAGAAGTTAATAAATCACGAATAGCGTTGATTTCACGTAAATTGTGTTGTTTTTTTAATAAAATAACATTATATTTTTTTTCTATTAAATATTTGAGAACTATATTATTCTCTACTTCTGATGTTAAAACAATGATTCCTTCTTCATTGGAAGGAATCAAATATTTATCAATTAATGAAATGTATACATTATTTATTTTTTCTAGAAAAGAATTATAATCCATTTGATTAATATTACCCCAAAAAGTTATTGCATCTGTTTCGTTTCTTAAATGGATAGAACTATATTTTTTGTATTGTAAGTTTGAAATTATATTTTGAGGATTATAATTATCCAAAAATTTTAAATTTTTAATTATTTTATTATACAAATTCAAGTTTTTATTTGAAGGAATATTTGGATAATTAGTAATTTTATTAAAATCAATTACAAGAGATTTGTAATACAAATGATGGTTATATTCTATTTCAGATTCTACATGAACATAGTTTTCATTATTTATTTGATAATATATGTAAATATATTTGTAAATACCACATAATGGGTCTTGTGGTAATAATTCATTAAATATGTCATGATTAAAAACAAATAATTCATTATTAATTAAACATTTTTTTTTGATTAATGATGTAACATCAATCACTTTTTTACCCCATAATCCATATTCTGCTTTTGTAATATTAAATTGAATATTTGATTTTGTAATTAATTGAATATTATATTTTTGTAAATAATGATTAATATAATTTAAATCTAATATTTCATCAAAATTACAATAATTATTTGTATCATTATAATTTTGATTAAATTTATCTATGATTAAAAGTTGTTTTCGTTTGTTATATTTATTATTATATATTATATCAAATATACAATTTATTATAATATTTAATTGATTCGTTAAACCATATCCTGTAATATTACCTTTTAAATTAATTATATTATTACCATTTTTATTATTATTTTTAAAAAAATCTATATTAGAAGATACATAATCTATGTATTCATAAGGTTTAAAACTATTTTCATAATGTCCTTTTTTACATGTATATAAATTTACAAATAATGGATTTTTTTGTAATATCAACCATTCTGCGTCATGTTTTGTGTTTAATTGTAATAAACTTAATTTATTAATATATTTTGAATTTGCCCACCAAAAATTACCAGAATAATGTTGTGGATTTTCAACAGCAGCTCTATAATTTACACCAATTGTATCATAATTTTCTAAGAGTTCAATACATGATAAATGATTATAAACTAGACTATACAACATAAAATCAACCCAATCTAATATATTATTTATATATATATGATTTTTTGGATGACTAATCCCTTTTGTGTGTAAATATAATATTTTATAATTAGGATTTAATTTTGAAAAAAAATGTAATTGCTTTAAAGTAACATTTTCAAATAAATCAGTAGATGATGAATAATTAGTAATAATTATTTTTTCTGATATTTTATTAAAATAGTCTTCATTTATTGGTTCGCCAATATTATTTATATATATAAAATCACATATTTCTATAAATTTTGTATCTTTTAAATAATTTATTATTCGTTCTAATATTTCTGTTTTCCAAATATTTAAATGAGTACTATGAATAAAACAACATACATTATTTTTCATTATATTATTATATTATTATAACTATATTTTATTTATATAATTATTTATAAAAAAAAATTTTATAAAAGTAGAGAAAAGAAAAACAAATAACAAGAAATATTTTAAATTCTCATAATTAAAATATTTTATTTTTTTATCATGAAAAATATGTTTGATTAATATTTCATCAGGAAATTCTTTTCCTATTTTACGAATAAACATTATGTTTTTATCTTTGATTGTTTTTTCAATAAGTAGTGAATCGTATATTACATATTTGTCACGAAATGTATATGGACTTGTTGGTGAAGTCATTCTGTTCCAATCAACAATATAACTTTCACTATTTATGATGTTGGGTTCTTGATGTAAAATAATTGCAAAAATACTTTCATTTGCAACATTTCCTCTAGATATTAATGAATATAGAGATTTTTGTTGTAAATAAAATAATTTACATTTTAACACGTGTTCTCTACATAATGTAAACCATGCATTATTACATAGATGATATTTTTTAGGAATATATTTTAAGTTTGCACGATTGATAAAGTTTGGATTCCAAGAAATAACATCATAATTCATTATAGATTTAAAATAATTTTGATAAAATTTATCTTTAAATTCATAAGGTGATATAATAGGACAACAAGAATCAGTTAAAAAACAGAACCATCTATTTTCACTATTTTTTAATGCAAAACTCATTAAAGAAAAGTAAGCAGAAACAACGTGTTTATAATCTGTATTACAGATATATTTTTTTGGCAAAACATGTTGTTTTATCCAAGAAGATTTTATTTTTGAATAATCTGTATAATGAATATATACATTTATAATATTTTTGATTTGTTCAATCCATTGAATCCATAAATGTTCTTTGTGAATTACATGTTCATAACTAATTAAAAAACATAGAGCAATTTTCATTATATAATTATTATATTATTTCTAAATCAGAAAGATTCCAATATTCTGAACCACCTCCAGGTAATGGTCTTCTTATTATAAAAGGCATTTTTCTTTGTAATAATTCTTTTTCGGCAATGATTGCTCCATCAATAATGGTTGGGTCTACCTCTATAAAAATTTGTGCTCCCATATTAATTTGTTTTGCTCTAACGCCTATAACTCTTGCTTTTTCATATTTTGTTAAATATGGAATCGTTTTATGAAGGTCATCTATAATTATATTATGTTCATCTCTTACTACTTTTGAAAGCAATTTTATTTCTTCATCATTATGCTTAATACATTCTGGATGAACATCTATTAAATAATTTCTATTCAATTCATATTTAAATTTTTGTAAATATAATTCATCTTCTTCATTCTCCTCTTCTTCTTCTTCATAATCTTCATATTCTTCATCATCACTAATTTCATTTTCTTCTTCCTCTTCTTTATATATTTCATTATCCACAATTTCATCATTTGTAATTTCACCTTCTTCTTTTTCCATTTTTTTAATAATTGATTCCATAATTGATATATAAAAAAATATATTATATTTATATATCAATTTTTTATTATCTATATTTAATAACATTATATTTATTGTTCCAACTTCCATACGGTATCACATGTTGAACACATGTATACATATTTCATATTTATATCATCATACCGAATATAAATAATTTCTTTTTCTTTTCTTGCAGTTTCATCATGATTTGTAGGACAACTAGAATTAGGACAATCTAATGTATTAATTCTAGGTAATGTTGGGTCTAATTTTGTATATTCATTAATAATATGAGAATATTTTTGTTCATTTTTCTTTATAATTGTCTTAGATACAGAAATATCAACTAAATTATCTTCTTTGTTACCACATAACCTACAATAATGTTCCAATCTATCTGGTTCTTCTGGTGAAGAAACAATTCTTATATAATACATGTTTGAGCATACTGAGCAAAACAACATTTTATTTATTTGTTATATTTATATTATTTATTTATATTATTATCAATTTTATTATTTATAGAAATATCCATAAAATTTTTTAGTAAATATTCGTAATCAATAATTACATTTAATCCATATAATTGTGTTCTAATATGTTCTATAGGTTCAGACAATTTTGCTTCAATAATTTGTAATAGTTTTTCTCTATTTTCTAAAAATTTATCTTGTATAATAGAATAAAATAAATGAATAAATGGAAATCGTTCATTGTATAATATTGGATTTTTTAAAAGGTGAATAATTGATATTTCTATATTCTTAAATTCAATGATTTTTGTATAATTATTAAAATCTCTATGATGACTTGTAATACCTGGTTCATTTAATAATGGGTCTTTACATAATAATGTTCCTAATGTTAATAAAACAGAAGAAATAGTTTGACATGATGTCCATTGATCACCTTTCCATGTATTAAGTAGAGAAATACATACTTTTCCTGTTGTATATAAATTTGGGTTAAATCTTATGTTATCTACAAATGGAATAAATAAAACTTTGGGAGGCGAATGAGGATAATCTTGAGGATAAGATAATTCAAAAAAATAATATCCTCCAAAATAAGGTGTATCTACACTACCGATAATCAATGCATATCCTTTTAATATATTTTCTTCGTCATGAATGTAATAAATATTTTCTGTGGATAATGGATTTTTTTTTAATTGTTTTACATCTTTTATTAATCGTTGAATTGTTTCTTTTTTAACTGTAATGATTTTTTGGTCTGTTTTCTCTACTTTTATATTTTCTTTATCCATTTATAAAATATATTGTAATTTCTTTAATATATTTTATAAATCGTACCACTCGTAAATTAAATACACGTCAATATTTTTTACGCGTTTATTATCATCTTGTAAATTAAAATTGATATAAAAATATCTTGATATATGATATCAATCCAATGAATATCATGATGAATACACAACAATCACAAAATTTCAATGAATTTTTACAAAAACACAAGGCAAAAATGGATGAAAAGTCTACACATACAAGAATTCCTGATAGTAGTAAAAAATGTTATGGAGGTTCATATCATATATCAAAGGAGGATTTGCCTGAAATGTATAATTTATATTATCAACATGTATTTGTAAATAAAAAAAATGAATATTTAACAGAGAGACAATTGGAAGATAATGGTCCAATTTTAATAGATATTGATTTACGTTATGATTATAAAGTTGTTGAAAGAATACATACATATCAACACATTGAAGATTTAATTCTCCTTTATTTAGAAGAATTAAAAACAATACTAAAATTTACAGAACATACACATATTCCAATCTATGTTTTTGAAAAACCTTTGGTAAATAGATTAGAAGATGGAAGTTTAACAAAAGATGGAATTCATTTAATTATAGGCGTTCAAATGGAAAGAGATGCACAAATAATGCTAAGAGAACAAATTATAAGTAAAATTGGTGATGTATGGGGAAATGATTTACCAATAATAAATAATTGGGAGACTGTTTTTGATGATGGAATCACAAAAGGTTCTACAAATTGGCAAATGTATGGTTCAAGAAAACCAGGAAATCAAGCATATGAATTAAAATATTATTTTATAATTACATTTGATATTCATGATAGTGAATTTATGATGGAACAACAATCTATTGATAATTGTATTTCTTTGGCAAACATAAATGAAAGTTTATATAAATTATCTGCTCAATACGACCAACATCAAAAATTTGATTATACA